GGAGCCGGTCATTGATGCCATCAGAACGCGGGGGCTGGCGGATGCGCTGGCAGACCTGCCTGCCCTTTACCGTGAAATGGATGATTCCCGCCTGATGACGCTGCTCAGTGATGCCATGTTTGCTGCGGAAATGAAGGGGATGCTGGATGGCTCAGGGGATTGATTTAGGTTATGCCGCCACGCTTCCCTCAAAAGAGACGGTGGCATACTTCCGCGCCAAAGGGGCGCATATCAGCTGGAACTGGTTCGAAACAGCCGCGGATGTTCATGCCCGCTCATTCACGGCAGCAAAAACGGCACGGCTGGATGTGGTGACCACATTACAGGCCGAAGTGCAGCGGGCCATTGATGAGGGGATTTCACAGAAAGAATTTATCCGCACGCTGACGCCACGCCTGCAAAAGCTGGGATGGTGGGGAAAGCAGATTGTGGTGGACAGCGACGGTAACGCGGAAGAAGTGCAGCTGGGCAGTCCCCGTCGTCTGGCGCTGATTTACAACGTGAACACCCGTGTGGCTTACAATGCCGGGCGTTACACGCAGATGATGAACAACACGGACACGCATCCGTTCTGGCAGTATGTGGCGGTCATGGACAGCCGTACCCGCCCGTCGCATTCCGCCCTTAACGGTCTGGTATTCCGCTATGACGATCCGTTCTGGAAAACACACTACCCGCCCAATGGCTGGAACTGCCGCTGCCGTGTGCGGCCATTGTCTCAGGCCCGTCTGGATGCAATGGGGTTATCCGTTTCATCCGGTGAGGATCATCTCTCCACCCGCAATGTTGAGGCTGGCGTGGATAAACAGACCGGAGAAGTCAGAGAAATGCCGGTGACCACATATTCAGATGGCACCAGAACCATGACACCGGATGTGGGCTGGTCATATAACCCCGGCTCGGCAGCGTTCGGCACAGACCAGGCGCTGATCCGCAAACTGATCGAGGTGAAAAGCCCGGCGTTACGGGAAATGGTGGTTCAGGAGATGAACAACAGCCCGGAGCGGCAGCTGGCGTTCCGCATCTGGGCAAAAAACATCATGCAGACCCGGCGAGGTGGTAACGATATCCGCACGCTGGGCTTTATGACTGAAAGCATTGCGCAGGCAGTGGAAAGCCGGACGGGAACGCCACCGGCCCGCCTGCTGGCGATGAGCGGTAAAAATGTGCTCCATGCAGACAGTGTGAAACATCAGAATGACGGCATCGCCCTGATGCCAGAGGACTTCGGGCGCTTACCGGCAATGCTGGCAAAGCCAAAAGCGGTGCTGTGGGACAAACGGCACAACAATCTGATGTATATCGTGGAAAATAAGGATGGCAGTGTGCAGATTGCCGTTAATGCACCGTACAGTCTGAAACGTCAGCCCGACAAACTGGATGTGATTGTGAATGCTTACCGGGTTATCAATATGGATAAGCTGAAATCGGATATCCGGGGCGGAATGCTTGAGGTGCTGGAAGGACAAATTGATTAACGGTCAGTGGCGGGGGTCGAACCCGCATACATGATCCACCCGGAGGCAGGCACCGACTTTACCAGTTAAGCGTACACTGACCGCCTGTTTATTTTATATTCATCCTTTATGCGGAGGCAATATGTCATCCATTGATGCCGCTGTCGTTGTTGACGTTACGCGTCTCCAGCGGGTGTTTGCCCGGCTTCAGTTTGTGGGCGGCGGAAAAGACCTGGCCCGCAGTGTGGCGGAGAGTCTTCTGTCATCGTCAGAAATGGCGTTTGAACAGGAAAAAGAGCCGGACGGCGAACGCTGGCATGACTGGTCAGATCCTTACCGCAAGTGGCGTACCCGTAAGGGATACACGCCCGGTAAAATCCTGACGCTGAACGGCGATCTGGCCCGACGCCTGACCACGGATTATGGCGATACCTGGGCGCTGATTGGATCAAATGAGCCTTATGCGGCCATTCATCAGTGGGGTGGCCTGCCCGGTATGCCACCGGGACCGGCGGCCATTGGCGCACGTCCGTATATGGGCTTTGATCAGGTGGCAGAACAGGAGATCATGGACGAAATCAGAAAACGCTTTAAAAAGGCCACAGAAACGCCGTAATGGTTTAAGGTATACAAACGCATTGCCTTACCCTCTTCAGGCGCGTGTCGTGATTTTCTAACCTGTATTTAACGGGCTTTAAAATCTGCGTGAAGCGCCTTTCTCATTTTTCCCCTGTCAGCACTTTCTGAAGTCCCGCAAAACCGGCCCTGAAAAACACCGGCTTATGCTGCCGGAATGAAGACGAAAAACACGCCCAAACTTGCTTATGCCATTCTGAATGCCATCAGCCTGTCCGCAGACGGGGACGGTGACTGGTGTCAGATCATGCCAGCCGGTCGGGTAAAGGCCCGTGACGGTCGCCCGGAAAAACCGGCGGAAGGCTGGCTGATTAACCATGCGGCCGTTGAGCGCATGGTATCCCGGGTTGTGGCGCTCAATCAGCCGGTAAAAATTGACTACAACCACCAGACCCTGATTAAGGGGCATCCGGCACCGGCTGCCGGTTTTGTCATGGCCTCACCGGAAAACTTCCGTTTCAGTGAAGAGCGGGGTTTTGAAGTGCGTCCGAAGTGGAACCCTCCGGCCATTGAACACCTGCGCAATAACGAATTTCCCTGGTTTTCCCCGGTGATTGGTTATGACGAAATCACCGGTGAACCTGTTGAGCTCCGGATGCTGGCTATTACCGGTGACCCCGGTCTGACTGGCATGAATCCTGTCGCCGCACTGTCGGCGGATGACCTTTATAACGCCTTAAACCCTCCTTTAAAGGACACCTCCATGAATGAGCAATTACGCCAGTTGCTGACGGCGCTCGGTCTGACCGTGGCTGACGGTGACGAATTTACGCCGGAACTGGGCACGGCGGCGCTGTCTGCCCTTACCGGGATCAAAACCCGTGCGGATGCGCACGACACCCTGAAAACGCAGGTTGCCAGCCTGTCGGCAGAGCTGGAAACCGCAAAAGGCACACCAACTGGCGGCACTATTGATCTGACGAAATATGTGCCCGTTGAGACGTATAACGCCCTGCGTACCGAATATGTCGCGCTGTCGGCACAGCATGGCAGCACCACGCTGGAGCAGTTGCTGGATAAGGCCGAGTCCGAAGGACGCATTTTCAAAAGCGAACGCGGATACATGGAAGGACTCGGACAACAGATTGGTGTTGCGGCACTTTCTGCACAGCTTGACGCCCGCCAGCCGGTTGCGGCTCTGACCACTCTTCAGACCGACACCGTAACCGTGCCGGATAAAAAGACCGCCACCGCTGTGCTGTCGGCTGAAGATATCGCCGCCGCCCATCTGCTGGGTAAAACCGAAGCCGAGTTCCTGAAAATGAAAGAGGAAATGCAATAATGCCTACCCCGATTACACCGGCGATGATCACCGCCCTGATGACGGGCTACCGTTCTGATTTTCAGGCCGGGATGTCCATGGCTCCGTCTCAGTACCAGAAAATTGCGATGACCGTACCGTCCACGTCGAAATCCAACACCTACGGCTGGCTGGGGCAGTTCCCGCAGTTCCGTGAGTGGATCGGCTCCCGCGTCATCGAGAAGATGAAAGCCTATGGCTACGCCATCGTGAACAAAACCTTTGAAGGCACCGTTGCCATTAGCCGCGATGACTTTGAAGACGACAATCTTGGCATCTACTCCCCGTTGTTCCAGGAGATGGGGCGCGCTGCGGCGGCACAACCGGATGAACTGGTCTTTGCTGCACTGCGTGACGGGCTCAGTGCGGCCTGCTATGACGGCCAGAACTTCTTTGATACCGAACACCCTGTTTACCCCAAAGTGGATGGCTCCGGTGATGCACAGATGGTCAGCAATATGTTTGTGGCAAAAACCGGCTCTGTCGGTGCACAGGTGGATTACAGCGGCCCGGCCTGGTATCTGCTTGACTGCTCCCGCGCGGTAAAACCGCTGATTTATCAGGATCGCCGTAAGGCCGAACTGGTTGCCCAGACAAAAGTCGATGAAGGCCGTGCGTTTACTGATAACGAGTTTGTGTTCGGTGCTTCCGCCCGTCGCAATGTGGGCTACGGCTTCTGGCAGATGGCCTACATGATGCAGTCACCGCTGACGCTGGATGCGCTGTGGCACGGCTGGTCAGCCATGCGTGACTTTAAGGCTGACGGTGGCCGCAAACTCGGCATCAAACCCACCCATATTGTTGTCCCCACCTCGCTGGAAAAACAGGCGGTGCAGCTGCTGGAGCGCGAGCTGTTCGCAGACGGTAACGCCACAGTCTCTAACGAGATGAAGGGCAAGCTGGAGCTGGTTGTCGCGGATTATCTGTAAACGGTGAGCCGGGCTTACGGCCCGGCCCCTGCGGAGGGCAAATATGAATGAACATCACACTGTGGCAGCAACAGATGATTCAGGCCTTCAGGTCAGTGGTGACAGTCCTGTCACGGTACTGGCAGAAGTGCGTTGCAGTCGTACGCAGTTTCGTCGTGCGGGGTTCCTGTTCATGCGGGGACGCCAGCAGGTTGACGTCACCCCGGAGCAGCTTGCCCGACTGGAAGCGGAGCCATGCCTCACTGTACGAATACTACAGACGCCTGGTGATGATGCGGGAGCCGTGGCGGGTGTGGTTCATGCAGAGACCGGTGCAGATTTAGCCGAAGCCGAAACCGTACAGGATGCTCCCCGGAAAAAGACCGGCAATAACGCCAGACAGGCGAAAAAGGCGCGCGCATGAATTACGCCACCGAAACCGATATGCGGGCACGTTACCGCGAGGATTTGCTCAGGCCATTACTGGCCGTGCCCCGTTCGGATGAACCGGACACGCGCAAGCTGAACCGGGCACTGACGGACGCGTCTGCCCTTATCGACAGCTATCTGTCTTCCCGTTACACGCTGCCGCTGGCGGTGGTTCCGGCGGTCCTTGTTCAGCATTGCTGCACGATTGCCTTTTATTACCTGTGCGATCAGCGGGCATCCGATCAGGCGCGTGACCGTTACCGTGAGGCGCTGGCCTGGCTGAAAGATGTCATGAACGGTAACGTGCCGGTCGGCGTGGATACAGACGGTGCGGCCCCTGAATCCGGGGATTTACCGCAGGTGCAGTCTGATGCGGCGGTGTTCGGGCGCAACCAGAAGGGCTTTATATGATTACGGAAACCGAGCAGGCGTACATCGCCCGTATCCGTGAGTATTTCGGGAATGAACTGGTGTCTGTTGACACACATCCCGGCGACTGGAGCGACAGCGTACTGCGCACCATGCTGATTAACGCCCCGGCTATCTATGTTGCCTGGCTGGGTGCCGGTGAAGGGCGTACCCGTGGGCGTCTGGTCAGTCACTGGGTGTTCTACGTCATCGGCGACATGCTCAATGGCCGTGAGGTCAGCCGTCCCGGGCTTTATCAGATTGTGGCCCGCCTGATTACCGTGCTGGACGGCTTCAGAGCAGAAAAAACCTCACCGCTTTACTTTGAAAAGGCGGTCAACGGTTACACCGAAACGCAGGCAGGCAGCGGTGCCGTGATGTACGCCCTGTATTTCTCATGCGAGGAAATGATCGACCCGCTGACGGATATCAGCTCGCTGGATGATTTCCTGCGCCATTACGAAACCTTTACCGAACCGGAAGGCACGCCGGAGTTTAAGGCACACATCCGTCTGCCTGGTGCAACTGCCGCCGGTGAAAACGCCGGACCGTCAGAGGAATAACAGATGACAACCATTTTTATTAAACCTGCGCCGGGATGCCTGATTCGCGATCCCGACACGATGACTCCGCTCTCACAGGACGGTGAAGAGAAACCCTTCACCCCGTTCTGGTGCCGCCGTCTTAATGATGGCGACGTCATTGTGGTGGATAAAACGGCGGAGCCTGCCCCGGCTGCCACAACTGCTAATACCGGCGAGGCTGCAAAACCAGCGGGAGCGGTAGCAGAAAAAACTGCGGCGGTGGCTGAAAAAACCGCAGCATCAGATAAGGGGACGTCCTGATGATTAACTTTGATTATATCGGCGATAACAATCGCATTCCGCTGGTACAGATTGAAATCAATAATTCAATGGCCGTGACCGGCACTCCACCACAGCGTCAGGCGGTACTGTTGTTTGGTCAGGCTGCAATGAAAGACACTACCATTCAGGGGCGCGGTCAGCTTGATGTACCAGTACGTATTACCCGAGCTTCACAAGCAAGAGAACTCTGGGGGCGAGGTTCCATGATTGCACTGATGGTAGAGGAATTTATCGCCATTAACCCTGACACAGAGTTATATGCCATTGCACAGGGGGCTGGAACAGGTCAGTCCAGGGCATGCGTGATGAATATCATTGGAACAGCATTGGCAGACGGGGTATTAAGTGTTTACATCGGCGGTCGCCGTTACCTCCTGCCCGTCAGTAAGGGGAAAAAAGGTAAAGAGCTTGTGGAAGAGCTGGTTAAGGTCATTAACGCTGACACTGATGCGCCATTCACTGCTATCGCAGCTGAAGTCAGTGGTGATAATGCTGAAGGACTTAAAGGCAGCATGGGGGTTAACGCCCGCTTTATCGGTGAATGCTCAGCTCATGATTTACGGGTGAACTATTATGACGGTGAAACTACACCGGCCGGTCTTACGCTGGAGCTCGTCGCGCCAACACAGAAGGCAACAAACCCCGATATCACCCGTAGCGTCTCAGGGATGGGGAATCGTCAGTACAACTACATCGTCATGCCCTATAAGGATGCGGCAAATCTCAAAATTCTGGCGGATGAACTGCTGAAACGCTGGGGACCGGTAAAAATGTCGGACGGTATGGTCTGGATGGCGCATACCGGCACCTTCGGTACGGCAACCAGTTTTGGTGAATCCCGTAATGACTTCCTGTTTACCTGCACTTCTATTCCTAAAGCACCAGAGCCGGATTATGTCTGGGCGGCCTCCATTTGTGCGGTCTGTGCGCCCTCCCTGTCAACGGATCCGGCCCGACCATTACAGACACTGGCGCTGCCTGCCCGTATGGCACCTGAAGCACCGGCTCGTCTGACGCGGGAAGAACGAAACAGCCTGCTTTATACCGGCATGTCCACGGTGACCGTCGCGGCCGCTGATGTGGTGCAGATTGAACGTCAGGTGACGATGTACCGTCAGAATGCATACGGCGAAAGCGATCCCAGCTATCTGGATGTGGAAACCATCTACACCCTGTCATATCTGCGTTATTCTCTGCGCACCTTTATCACGCAGCGTTTCCCGCGCCACAAACTGGCCGATAACGGTACTCCCGTCCGGCCCGGTCAGAATATCGTGACGCCGGAGATTATGACGCTCCAGCTGATTGCACTGGGGGAAGAATGGGTGGATCTGGGACTGGTCGAAAATCTGGACACCTTTAAAAAGAATCTGCTCGTGGAGCGCAACACAAAAGACCGTAACCGTCTGGATGTGATGTGTACACCGGATCTGGTTAACCAGTTCCGCTTCATGGCCGCGCAGATCCGTTTCATTTTGTGAGGTAAGGCATGAGCGGAAAACAGTATCAGGGCACGGCCACCATCCGTGTGAACGGACAGGAGTACGCCACCCTTGAGGGAGCCACGTTCTCCCCGTCCGGCTTTGAGCGTGAAGTGGTGAAAGGCGCGAAAGTCTACGGCTATCGCGAGAAACCCCGTGAGGCGACGCTGGACTGTAAATTTCCGGCTGGCGGAGAAGGTTCACCGGCTGCCGATGAAATCAACACCTGGACTGCGGTCACGATTGAGTTCGTGGCCGATACCGGTGAAGTCCACATGATGACGAAGGCCTGGAGCAGTGAACCGGCCTCGCTTGACGGTGGCGGGGAGATCTCCGTGAAGTTCGCCAGCGCCTCCAGTACCCGTGTTCAGTGATCAGGAAAAATAAAATGACCACACGTAAGAAAAAAACGGCAGTTTCCGAGGCAGCCGTGATGGAGGCAATCCGGGAAGCACTTGAGGGGGCTGATCCACGCACTGCCGGGCTGACAGAGCAACTGGCAAAGGGATATGTGGATCTGCTTGATGGTCTGCCGTTTGGTGAGACCCGTGAATATCGTGTCACGTTCCGGGAACTGACAGCGAAAGACAGTATTGACGCAGAAGCAGAAGCCGAGCGCGTGGTGGAGACAAACAATGGCCCGATGCTGATAGCGTCTCCGTCGTTACGCGGTGTTGCACTGCTGCGCCGTCAGATTGCCGCAGTGGGAGACATTGAAGGTCCGTTGTCACCCCGTCAGATTGGACAGTTAAGCGAGCGCGATCTCTCCCGCCTGATGGCAGCGGTCAGCCTGCTGGATACCGCGCTTGCCGGAAAGCTGGCAGCTGACCGGGGGCGATCAGGCGCAGTGTCGGGATCAGATTGAAGAAGCGGCAATTATCCTAGGGATGGTGACAAAAAGCGGTCCGGAATGGGCGCTTAACCTCCCCCTGTCGCAACTTTACCGGCACTGCCGACAGACAGAAAAAATCATCAGAACGAAGCAGTAAGTATGGCCCGAAATCTCAGAGCATCTCTGATAGTTGATTTGCTCGGCAATATCTCAGCCAAATCCCGCCAGTGGTCACAGGAGCTGGGGGCATTCTCACGCTCCGGCCAGGCGGGGCTGGGTGGCCTGGGAAATGCTGCCCGCCGTGCCGGGCAGGAAACAGATGTACTCGGAAGCAGGATGCAGCGCACGCTGGCCGGGGTGCGGGGCAGTATCCGCCATGTCACTTCTGATTTTGACCGTCTTCAGGGCAGTATTACCGGCACCATCGGGCGGATCAGCAATCTTTACGGAATGCTGGCCGGTGGTGCTGCTGTATATGGCTTTAACCGGGGATTTATTCGCCCGGCAGCGGAGATGGAAACCTATATGATTCGCCTGAACTCCCTTTACAAAGGGGATCGGGCGAAAGCTGATGATGTCCGCAGGTGGGCAATACAGAATGCGAAGGAAACCACCTGGGGGCTGGCTGGCGTCATGCAGGAATATACGTCCAGTCTGGGCTTTGGTATGAGTGACAGGGAGGCCCGAAATTTTGTCACCATGCTTCAGGATCAGGGTGCCGTGGGCGGCTGGTCACTGTCCGATGCACAGGGGGCATCCCTGCAACTGAAACAGATGTATGCAAGAGGCAGTATTCAGGCGGCGGATGCAAATATTCTTGCCACCTACGGCATTAATGCCTACCGCGTGCTGGCTGATCGTCTGGGTGTGGACCAGAAAGTGGTCAGAAAACTTGGTGAAAAAGGGCTGCTTGGGCCGGACAGTATTCGCCTGTTATTTCAGACGCTGGCGGAACAGGCCAGGGGAGCACAAAAGGACGCAATGAATTCCTGGAGTGGCCTGACGGCCATGATGGGTGACGTCTGGGACCAGTTTGCCCGGGATGTGATGGACAGTGGGCCATTTGAAAAACTGAAGGGTAATCTCAGGGGATTTCTTTCATGGGTTGACAGTGCCAAATCTGATGGCAGTTACCATTCCCTGGCGGAAAGCACGGCATCAGCCATGAACCAGGGCTTTGAGTATGCCCGTGATGCAGTGACAGGGTTTTATCAGGCGATCAGAAAGGTACGCGACACGCTTCAGGCTCTGCGGGATGCGGGCTATGGTGATGCGCTGGATCGCATTGGTCAGGGGGCACAGACCGCCGCGAAATACCTGCTGTACATGTATCTCGCCACCCGTGCCCTGAAAATGGCGCGAGCTGTCGGAACGGGGATTATACGTCCGGGTGCTGCATTGCTGGGATACGGATTATCAGCGGCGGCCTTCCTGACCTCACCTTTCCGGCGCTCTCCTCCGGCCGGAACACCACCAGGCACATCTCAGGGACGAGGGCAACGTTTTATAAACTTTCTTACCGGGGTAAATCCGGCAGCCGTTCAGCCAGTACTTGTAACAAACTGGCCCACAGGAGGACTGTCCGGCACCGGCGCGACCGATACATCCTCAGGCGGACGTCAGGGGCGGGGCCGCAGGAAACGCGGACCGGGGCGCGGAAGACCGGTCACGCCTCCCCTGCCACCGTCCCCAGTGCCACCGTCTCCCTCTTCTGGTGGGGTAGGGTTCTGGGGGCGCATGATGGGGCGCGCCGGTGGGTTACTTTCGTCTGTCGGTAGCCGCATGGGGCTGGGGCGTTTCTCCGGCTTTTTCCGCAGTGCCGGTGGACTGGCCGGCCGGCTGGGTGGAGGTGCCCTGTGGGCTGGCGCGATGGCAGCCCCGGTTCTGCTGGATGGCAGCGCCAGTGCCACAGACAAGGGAGAAGCGGTCGGCTCTCTTGCAGGCAGTATTGCCGGTGGTGCGCTGGGGGCGGCAGCCGGACCTGTGGGGATTGCCATTGGTTCTACGGTGGGCAGCTATCTCGGTAACTATCTGGGGGGATGGCTGACTGAAGCCTGGCAGAAATTACGGGGCAGTGATGATGAAAGCAGTGGACAGGCGGTACAAAAAGCCTCTGCCCGTGTGGAGCTGGTTGCCCCGGAAGGGTGGCAGGCTCGCAGTATTGATATTGATGACACGTCCGGTCACGGACTGGATGTGAATGTCTGGAACGGAGGGAATTATGGCCTCTGGTGACGGTCGTGGTGCGTTCCGTGGTGTGCCGTTCCTCGTCTGGCGTGAGCAGCGCGAACGTGGCGGGCGAAACATTGTCCGTCGGGAATATCCGTTACGGGAAACCGGTGGTGCAGACGATCTGGGACCTAAACTGGCTGAATTTACGTTCAGTGTACTTGTGATGGGGGATGATGTTCAGACACAGCGAAATCGTCTGCGTGATGCCCTTCGTGCTCCCGGTGCCGGGGAGCTGCTTCACCCGGATTACGGCACGTTAAATGTGCTGATAAACAGCTTTGAAAGTCGTTATAACGCTGCTGAACAGGGCGTGGTTGAGTTCACCATTAATGTCACGCCGGTAAGTGATGATACCGCACCTGCTGTCACACAGGACACGGCCGCCATTCTGGAGCAGAAGAGTACCACCGCGCTCGGGAAGGTTTTTGAAACCCTGGAAGCGGGCTGGACGGTGATTTCTGACGGAATGCACGATGTCCAGGCAATGACCGAAACCATCAGCGATAAGGTGTCCGCCCTGGAAAATGCCGTTTCCGGCATGGGGATTGTACAGGATATCAGTGCCTTTACTGCCACGTTCACGGCGCTGAAAGGGAATGCCACGGCATTACTGACAGCACCTTCCCGCATGGCCTCATCTTTTGCGGGGCTTTTCAGTGCCCTGATCACCCTGCCATCGCTGCCGTCACTGTCTTCAGGAGGCCTGAATACCCGGCCCGGAGGCAGTATCGGTCGGACGACATCCGCCGTCTCTCAGGGAATGCCGCAACTGTACAGGACATTATCTTCCCTGCGTTACGTGCTGGATGAGCAGGATAATCCGCAGACTCTCATCGGTCTGACACCGGCAGCACAAAAGAATATTCGTCTGATACGGGCGGTAATGCAGAGTGCTGCCGTGGTGGCCCAGGCACAGACCGTGGGAAAACTGCTGGATCAGGTTCTCAGTCAGGAAACCCTGCCGGACAGTGACGCAGCCCACCGTACCTGGCCTGTCTGGCTGGAAAGTTCAGTTGATCTTCAGCGCATTAACCGTGACTTAAGCGAAGCGCTCGAACGGCAGGTGATGACACTGTCCGGGCAGGGGTATACCGCCACGGCGCTGACGCTTCGTGATGCCAGACTGGCACTGACAGAGGATCTGAATACACGGGGAGTTCAGCTACCCGGTGCAACAGTAGTGACTGTACGTACCACCGAGCCTGCACTGGTGACCCTGTACCGTGCCACCGGGAACAGTACCGGCTGGCAACGCTTTGTGCGCCGTAACGGTATTGTTGATCCGCTGTTCATTCCCGGAGGCCATTCAGTGGAGGTGATTAGTGAGCAGCAGGGTTGAACTGTATCTGGGCGGTGAGATTTTTTCCGGCTGGCTGACGGT